GTTCCTTTTTTGCCAGTAAACATAACTGTATAATATTTCACCGATGCGGCGAGATCATATATTAACTGCCTTTCTACAATCTCAGTTACAACGCCCACCATATCACGAAATTTCTTACACCAAAGTGTCTCATGACCTTTCTGAGATAATTTTACTAGATCACCGACTTTCATTACTTGTCTTTCCTTCTCGATATCTTTTTAATCTGTTTTTCGCGAGAGCGCTGATCCAATTTGTTAAGAAGATAAAGGGACGCGACCCCAATAGACAAACATAAAACAAATATTCCTGTAGCCTCCCAATAAATTGACGTATCCATTCTATTCTCCCTTTTTAGAAGACTCAAGAAATACAACGCCAGGAGGTAATTCGCCTGAAATTATGCCTCCATGTTTAGCACACACCAAAGCTATTCTTTGAGCGGGCACGTAGCCATAAACAGTGTCAGTTGGGCGCTCTGGGTCGTCTGCCCACTCTTCTAAAAGGGGCTCAACCCGATTCGGAAACCCTACCTCAACGTGAGTGTATCTCGCAGCGTCGTTGGGGCTGGGAGTGGAATGTGTGCCCAAAGAGTTAGCCTGTACGCTCATCTCAAAACCATCTGCACAGACAATTTTTTCATTTATCTTTGTCTTGCTCAAAATACTAATTCCCTCCTAAAATTAATATCACGGGCACAGAGTTCACCCATTTCCTCAATATCGTCGTTCTCTTCTCCCAGGCGCACAAACCGATAATGCTCATAAGAATTTTCCAAATCCTCAAAGTCATCAAGTTCACAGTCTGCAAGAAACTCCTCAATGGCTTGAATTTCAGGATAACTCGTGTACCATTTTATGCTACCCCAGTAAACAAAGAATGTTTTTTCTCCATCGTAGTCTTGATCCATCGTCTCGTGATCTTTGAAAACTAGCGCTTGCGCCTCTGGGCATTTTGCAAACACTGTCAAAAAACGAGGCATTAAATCTTTGCTGATTGCTAATGCAACCTCAGAACGATAACCCATTAATTTCCTCCAGGTGCGACACAATATCCCTGTTCAATCAGAGAATTGGCGACTCGTCCGTAGTGACCTTGCAATTGCCAAGCCAACCCACTGTTAATAAGTCCTTGAAATAGTTTGACTATCTCGCCCTCTTCCATCTCGCCCTGTTCGTATCGTACGATGTCTTCAACCATTAAAAATTCTCCCGAATTAATTTATGCCCTTATAATACCATGATATCAGGCAAGTGTCAAGACTTATTTTCAGAAAAATGCAATCTTTTTTGAAGGTTTTGGATAACTTGTTCGGTTCGATTATAATCAACCTGAATGCGCCGGAAGTATAAGTCGTTATCGAATCTTTTGCCGTTCTCTTTGATATATTCTTTCATTGATATTTGGCGTACCTCTTGCGCCTCTTGAACGGCTTCCAAAAGAATGTCTACTTCTCTCTCAGTTATAAGTACGTGTTTCATTATTTAAGCTCCTCTAGGATGCCGTTGGCGTATACGTAGAGCCCCTCAAACCCCACTTCGACATCCAAAGGGATGGTCACCTCAACTCGTTTCTCAAACTTCCCTGGACGTCCTCTTCCGGCCCTTATCAAAACGGTGCCGGATGGGTCCATTTCAATCATACTCACCTTCTTTGTAAAGTGTTTTCGGGGCCTACCTCGCCGGTTCTTTTGTGGGGTGCTAGTTATCCTCTTTGGCGAATTCTCGCACATAAATCTGTCAATGATTCCATGCACTTTGTCTGCGTCGCTCTCGGATAAGAGTGCGTCATCCAAATCTAACATGATATTATCATATGCCGGGTCATCCATGAATTTCTCCTTTATTTCTGCTTACTTGCGTGAATGAGTACCTTGTCCGAGTGCCAACGAATTTGGCCAGGGCGGCACACAATAGTTTTAATTGCACCGTTCACAAAGACAGTTAACTGGTTACGCTCGACAGAGGTCACAATAGCGTGTTTCTTATCAACCGTGATGAGCGAACCAACGGGTGGAATACCCTCTTCTGTGACGATCCCGGGGTTTTGTACACGCAGGAAAGGTCTTTTCTGTCCTTCCACATACAAGACCCCATTTTTTTCGGTCAGGACCATTTTTGACTTCTTGGGTTTTGCAGTAAGCGAAGCAAACTGTGTGCCCTCAACATGCCATTCTGAGCCCTTCTTGATCGCTTTGTCTACCCTAAAGACGATTGTGCGGTACTTGGGATAACTCTGATATGTCTGGAGTTCTCCGTTCGCGTTCATCGACGCCTCTTGGCGCGGCTTTGTTTTGCCTCGACCAAAACCGAAGCACCATTTTTTCATCAAATAATCATTGGATTGCATTTTTATTATCCTCCTCTCGCATCGCGTCAACAAAGGACAACCATGTACTGGCAAGGGGCTCTCTAAACTCGTCCCCTAGTGGAAACAAACTGACAGTGACACCGAGCGAACCCTTTTGAATATAAACACTCATGTTTCCGACTGTAATCCAGCAGGAGTCATCTTCGAGTACAGCCTCTTCACTTTTCAATGCTAGCATCTTAAAAATCCTCCCCATCGATGGCGTCGGTATCGACCTCGCAGCAGACTTCGCCTTTTCGTAAGGCTTGATTGTTGGCCTCTTCTGAGTCCATTTTGTCAACGGTGTCAACCGCGTTGTCCCAGGAATCCGCTTTGACCTCGACGATCGCTGCGCGTGTTAGAAAAACGGGAACATAAAACGTTTTCATTTTAACATCCCTCCGTCTCAAAGGTTTCAATCGCCGCCTCTCGAAGCAGGCTCGTTGACTCGTCGTCATAACATGCCGTCCCCCAACTTTCAAGGTAGGCAACGAGTTGGTCGCGTGATGCGCTTTTAACATCTTCCAAAGAATTCATCGTGTTGGCTCCTTCTGCCATTTGTTTATGAATACATTATCTCATATTAAACCACAATTGTCAAGATGTTTTTTTCTTTTTTTCAGCTTTTTTCTTCTTTTTCCTTCCCCATGCACTAAATTGAACATAAGCAGGATCAGGCGCAACACCTTTCGGCAGCATTGTAACGCCCTTTTTCTTAATAAACTCATCCATTAAACGTAATTCTTCTTCTCTTGTCATTATTTTCGGGCCTCCTGTGCCTCTTTAATTTCATTGGGTACTTCTTTTTTCATGCTCTCTCGAAGATCTTCTGACCAGTCGAAAGAGTCCTTAAAATCGTCCCAGTGTTCTTCAAAACAACCGAGTCCGTCGCGATAGTCATCCACAAATTCGGTGATTACATATGCTTCCAAATCCTCGCGGCTCCAACCACTGAGAATTTTGGATGCTAGTTCATATCTGTTACTATCATTATTTTCAGGATGTACCATATTATCCCACCGTTACAATAGAGGCAGTGAACATACCAACCAAAACCGACATTACTACTGAAAGAACCATTTTTTTCTCCGGTGCCCATGGGGCATTTGTTGTTTTCAATATAGGTATTATCTCACATATATGCCCAGTTGTCAAGAGTTTTTTCCTCTTTTTTTTAGGGCAGACGATGATGCACTATCACTTATAACCTCGCACTCTTCCTGAATATATTTCTTTTCAAAAGAGCATAATTCGCCCCAAGCAGAGCAAAAAACCTTATAGGGCTTCTTCCTTCTCAAGTCTCCAACTTCCACGATGATACCGCAGGCATCTTGAGGAAATTCTTTTTCTCTTATTAAATCACCGACTTTCATTTACTTCTTCCAACACAATTTTATCTTTGAAGGCCCCTCGTTTTCTTTCTTTTTCGAGGGCCACAAATTTAACGTAATCAAGATCAAGCTGGTGTAGTTCGCAAATAGCTCGGAAGACCTCCCACATATCGGCAGCTTCTTCGTAACATGGAGTGCTGATAAATTCAGCTAGTTCCTCTCCCATTTTTGTATACAGGCGTGATTTATATTCGTCGCAATCAGCAACGTGATATTTACAAGATTTACCACTATCTTCAATAATCTTTGGGATGTTGTCTCTAACTAGCTTCACTGATAACCTCCAAGAGAGTACCAGAACAAGAACCAATCTCGCCAGTGTCTAAAATCATGAAACTGGGATAAATGTATCCATTAGACTCTCTAATCTCAACCACTAGTGCGAACCGGCCTGCTAGAAAGTCGGTGCTGCCTGTCTTTCTCCTACGAACCAAATCACCGGGCTTCACTCAAGACCTCAATGTTTCGCGCAGCTTCCCAAGTCATTGTTTTCCCAATGTGCGCCGGTTTTGCTGGCCAACTGATCTTGTAACGGCTGGCAGTTGGGTGCGTGTTTTCCGCTACCGCATGTATCAAACCTGTGCCTTTCCACTCCTTGGCATGGGGTTTATAAATAACTAAATCACCGACTTTCATTAGTTTAAACTACCTTTACATTGGACGGGCGCACACTGTGAGTGCGCTGCCCGGTCGTTAGACACAGAATATTCAATCTCGGTCCTCCATGTTCGTTGCGGTAGATTTTCATAATCTGATAAAATCCTCCATACAATCGAACCGTAATTAAATCACCGACTTTCACTTATAACCTCTAACAACCGAGTTGAGATACCATCATAGACGCAATCATTAAATGTCACAACTGCCGTCTGGTGTGAAAACATCGGGGTGGGTTCCGACAACTCGGTTATTATGCCCATCTTCTTCCCGGTGGCAGAAAAATAATAATCCCTCTTCACCACTAAAACTAAATCACCGACTTTCACTGATAACCTCAAAATTTCGTGGACTTTCCCAAGTCATTGTTTTCCCAATGTGCGCTGGTTTTGCTGGCCAACTGATTTTGTAACGATAACCGCCGGGAAAACCAGCGGCGCGTTCTACCGTGTGTATCAAGCCTGTGCCTTCATAGGTGCTGGCATGGGGTTTATAAATAACCAAATCACCGACTTTCACTTATAACCTCACAATCAGAAGTAACTAACCAACAGATGCGTCCGTTGTCGTTGACAACTTTCACAGTCCCACCAGCATCATTGATATACAAAACTACACTAATGCAGCCTGTCACATATTTTACTAAATCACCGACTTTCATTGGTCTGAAAACACCATGGTCGCGGTTGTCCTTTGGGGAGATAGTCCTCTTCCTTATAATCATTTCCATTTTTCCATCTTATCGGCAGCGCTGCCTCCACCAATTCGGGAGTGATAGGGGACAGAACCATTAATGAATTATAGGCCTTATTGTCGAGCCTCTCAATATTAATTTCACGATATCCGGTAGTTTTTCCCGCAACGGTTTTCACTGAAAGTTTTACCATGCTTACCCTATCAGTTTCAGACCATAACACACCTTCGATAAGACCACATACCTTCTGGTCATCCCAATAGCCTTCCTGAAGGCAAACCAGGGAGCCGACCCCGATCCCTCGCTCAATGAGAATTTTGCCAATGTCGGCGCGCGAATTCGTGAGACGCTCTTTCAAAGTTATCTTATCAGTTTTCAGGACCGGGCAAGTTCGACGAGTATGTTGTGGTTCTTTACAGTAAGAACACTTACGATTTTGAACTTTACTTTTTCGTGCTGCCTCTAGCTGAGCATCGTAGCTATCAGGATTTTCCTTTATCCATGTTTTACGCTTTTCGCAGCCTCCCTTATTGTGCCCTCTATGCGTGCACCAGGAACAAGTAACTGACCCGTGATAACTCATTTTCTCTCCCTTCTCCGATTGTTTCTAAGACTATTATCTCATACAAAAGACAAATTGTCAAGATGTTTTTTCTTTTTTATTCTTCACAATCAATCGCTAGAGTGCGCTCATTTGTTTTGAAGTAAGGGCGATTAGCATAGTAAGCAGTAGTCATCCACATTCTCTGGCATTTGCTAGCCTTTGGTTTGGGAGCCAACATATCTGTAAGGATGATATGACCATCGAAGCCATGCTTATTGACGTATTCCGTGGGAGCGTCAAAGTTAGTACCACCGCACAAAACACGCTCCCACTTTTTATTCTCACCCTTCTTCCAGACATAAACCTTTTCTTCAAAGACTTTATCATCGAAAGGAATAACAGTAAACTCCGCCAACTTAGCTAACTTGTTGAGTTCACTAAAGAAAGCAGCCAACATTTTATCACTGACAGAACCGCTTTGATCAATACTAATCGCGATGTTTGCTCGTCGAGTGACCTTTTTACCTGCGTGGATGTAAGCGTAACGCTTGTTCAGTCGTTTCACGGTGCTGCGTTTGGAAGCGCGGCGCGAAGTCTTGACAAAGTAACGAAGAACCTTTTTCCAGTCAACCTTTGTCGTCATACGTGCCATAATCTCACGTTGCATGGCACTCGTAACCGTACCCCAGCCTCCAGCCTTCTGAGCATCGGTGGCGGCTTCTTTCAAGTATTCTTTCACGCGCTCTTTCGCAATCTCTGTCGAGGTGGGGTCACCTTTGCCCCAACCGTCATGACTGTCAAAAGAATCCTCTGGCATCCCCCCAGAATCTTCTCCTGAGCCTTTCTCCCCTTCCTCCCCTTCCTCCCCTTTCTCAGTCGATTGCTCTTTGTTTTCTTCCTCTTGCTTTTTGAGGAGGTTCAAATATGCTTCCGCTGACAAGGCAGTCTGAAAATCAACAAACGGTCCTTCCCCTGGCTTGCAAGCCATCTCTGGAAGATTTTGAATGTGTGAATTGATTGCCAAGTCACACGCGATGTTCCATTGGCGAGCCTCTTTGGGCTTCACATCCTGCCCTGTCCAGGGCTTGCGATCCGTCACATGCTGAAAAATGAGATGATAGAACTCATGAATGAGAACGGCAGTGCGCTCTTCATCCGTCAGTTTCTCAAAGAATTCTGGATTGTAGAGCATCTCAAATCGAGCAGTTTCGGGGTTGACGCGAACTCCCGCAGTGGGAATGGCATTACTAGCAGCCTTCGTCACGCGCCGGCTGAGAGAGGCGAAGAACGGCTCCTGCATCAAAAGTCGAGCAGTGTGCATGTTCAAATCAAACGTTCGTTTTGTCTCATTCATAAGGATATTATCTCATAGAAATAGCAAAATGTCAAGAAAAAAATGAAGCTCCTCACCATTTTTTTGGTGAGGAGCTTTTTTCTTTACTCGGTTTTGTTTCCTGTGAGAACTTCCACAATGTAAGAAGAGACACGTACACCCGTAACAGCAGTTGCCATATGAAGGCGCTTGGTGTTTTCCAACACGTCACCCTTTCCAATGAGTTGCCATAGCTTCATAAAGGCTTCAGAGGGTAGCGATACCGCATAATCAGCTAGATGCTGAATCCCAGTCGCAGACAATTCTTCTTGGAAAGTATCTTCTGCTTCCATTTTCTCAATAAGCGCACAATGCTCATTCAGGTCAAATTTGGAGGTAGCATCGATTTTGCCATGCACCAGAATATCCTCTGTCGTCACCACTCTCTCGTAATTCTTTACGAAGTCATTGAAAGAAACCGCAGCTTCAAATCCAACGAACCCAGTTGCAAGATTAAAAAGGAGGGGAGACGACTCTTGAAGGAGTCCAGCTTGGTCGAGACAGTCGCTCAGACGCTTCCATGAGCGTCGCGAAGGGTATACCTTGTTTGGCTCGTAGTCGTCCTTGTGTTCAAGGTGCATACGATTCTGGTTGATGAAGTCCCAAACGATGCCAGCCACCTCATTTTTGCCCCACTCCAACCAATCTTCAACGGATGGCTCCACGTCAAAAACTGTGTATCGGTCCAATTCGGCTGGGTCCATTTCATTAACTTGGTACTGGTCCCCATGTTCACCACCGTTAACGGCAGCAATCACAATCGTGTCTTTATGTAAAGTCCACCCAGCAATCTTGCGGCTATCGGTTAGCTCAAAGATACCCTGACGCACTTCTTGGGTTGCCCGGTCCACCTCGTCCAAGAAGAGAACGACTGGTTCAGTGCAAGACTGAATGAGCCAGGAGAAAGGGCGAAAAACAGAAGCCTGCTCTCCATTGATTTCAATCAACTCAGGAGAAGGCATCCCCAACAAATCACCTTCTGTCATCTGAGATGCGCGACGTTCGACGACCGGCAGGTCCATACTTTTGGCCACCTGATAAACAACCTCAGATTTTCCTACTCCATGGCGTCCACGGAGAAGAATAGGCTTTCGGACTGCTACTACGTGCGGCGCACAAGAAAGAAAAGTTTTAAAATCAATTGCCATGGTAAGTGTCGCTCCTTTTGTGTTTCCCGACCTTTATATACATAATTATACCGCAAGATTCACTTTTTGTCAATAACTTTTTTCACTTTTTTCACTTTTTTTAAAAAGGGATCTCAGCAGTCTTGTCATCGGCCTTGTCGTCGCTCTTAACAATCTTTTTGTAGCGACACTTTTTAATGTGCCTTTCTTCAACTGTGAGGAGCGTTCCTTCGCCATAGGGAAGGATATTGTATCGCTTTGCACCCTTGGCTGGGCTGAAGACCTCTGACAACACCTCAACCACTAAACATGGGGTATTCGCCAGGTGCCGCGTGCGGAAACCCAGCGCAGGGCGGCGAAATTCGACATCCGTCCCCACCGGGAAAACGGCAGGCGCTTTCGCTGTAGCCAATACTTTTTGAGCATATTTATTTTCGCACATCTTCTTATGTTTATTCGGTTCTGGTACAAAATCCGGGTCTTCTAATATTCGAGTAGCGAGCCGCAGGTAGTAGCCAGCATTTCTGTAATATTTAGCAATGACAAGGGTGTCTTCGCGCCATTTTTCTTTATAAATCGCTGCCCAATTCAAAATAGTTTCAACGGCAGCAGGCGTACATTTTTCTTCAATTTTTTTCACAAAACCAAGCTGCTTTTCCGAAAGAGTGCGGTTGCGCTCTAACTGATCTAACAGCGACTCACAGAAGCCCACCTCCCAATCAGACAAAACTGAATGTTGTTGGTGAACGTCCAGGGTTTTAGTAATTTGAGAAATGAGTTGGTCTTTCATGTGGGCTCTCTCTCCAGCGTTTATACAAGTATTATCTCATAAACAACTAGCTTTGTCAACCAAAAAAATGAAAAAATTAAATTTTACTCAAGACTGTTAGGCTCGAACGTCGAGGAAATTGTAAGGTGCCAGTAGGATCGGCAACCACCATATGAAATGGACCTGGGCCAAGTTCAATCACCACCATTGGAGTGCGATTCTGGCAAAATTCCACCACCCAGTGACCATCTCCAGGCGTCACATTTTCAAATATCACAAGGTCGCCAATTTTCACTGGGTCACCAGCTTCAACCAACGCTTCATCAGGCCATCACACAAACTCGGCCAGTCTTCGCCAACAATATGAACCTCAAAGTTGTTGACAGTTATACCGTCCTCCCTGTGGATGGGGCGTTCCCCAAGATAAATGGCCACTTTGTTGTTGATATGACTCGTGTGCCCGTTAACGTAATCAAATTTTACCAAATCACCGACTTTCACATTTTCCCCTCATGGATAAAAACAAATATAAAAAAAAGAGGGGGGTCGCTCCGCTGTCTTCGCCGCAGATCGCTAGATACCTTTCGATTATGTTCCCCTCATGAGTATCATTGAAGGTTGGTTAATCCATTATTGCCTTTTGTTTAGCGACCCCCCAAGTGTTACTCAAGGCTGTTCTCCTAGTATAGTGATCATTGTACTCTTTCCATCTTCTCTTGTCAACAAAAAAATATAAAATTAAAATAATTACGCCGAACTAATAACGGTTGCAGCCCAAAAGGGTTCATCAAAAACCCTCTGCTCTCCCTCTATATATACCGTAAAAATACGATGTGCATTAGCGTTAAAAGTTTTCTGTCTTATATTAATAAGAATTCCTAAAACAGAATAGGGTGTTCCATCTATTTTGTGTTCATCTGGATCGTGAATCCTAACTAAATCACCCGCCCTCATTAATAACCTTTATTCCCTTCCCAAGGGTGCAAGTCGAAAGAGGTTTTTGGTTACTTGGTATCCAATCTATAATCCAACGCTCTGGACCCGCAGGATTCCAGCCGGGAAGGTGTTGGGTAACTAACCCCATACGACCCTTATCTATCCCACCGCAGGCGCGCGGTTCTATAACTTGAACTAAGTCACCCACCTTCACTTATGACCTCCACCTGATCAGTTTCTCGATAAGAAACATATGGATAAGTGGAGAGCTTCATTCCTTTTGCTGGCTGGAACCAAAAAACCCTCCATTCTACCGGATCTGAGTCCTTCCTCGATCCCAAAATAATCCCAAGTAGGTGCGAAGGTGGATCTTTTACGAGGGATCCTATCATTCTACCACCCTCACAGAGCCGTTCTCAAAGGCTACATAATCAACTCGCGAAGGGGTGGCTTCACCCGCCCACAATACATCGATGCATCGAGCGTTCCATTCCCACCCATCATCATGACGACTACTAATATTATAGGCCAAGCGCGCAATTAGACCATAATTGGGTGTCCCAGCCCACTCACCCTCGTGAAATGTTTTTACCAAATCACCGACTTTCATTAATTACCTTTAACTTTTCTTTCCGCGTCAACCGCTTGAAGGCATATTCTGCTTTCTGGGCCTCTGAGCGGCCTTTAAAAACCGTCGAATAAACTAGGGTGATGGGACGTCGGGTTTTAGTATATTTCGCCCCCCTATTACCCCTATTGTGTTCATTTAAACGCCTATCTATATCGGTAGTAACCCCTGTATAAAGGGTGCCATCGGCGCACCTTGCCACGTATAAAAACCATTTAATTGCTCTCACTGATGACCCTCATTTCATCTTGACCAAACCACTGACGGGAGTGAGCCCACTGCACCTCAAAAAAAAGTAATCCATCTTCATCTTCATAACTATCTAATATCACACCGATTCCGTAGTAAACGCGCTCTACCATAAACTTGTCATAAGGTTCAACTAAATCACCGATTTTCATTAATCACCTTTTATTATTCTCATCCTAACACAAAAATTAAAATATGTCAACATTTATCTAAAACTTCTTCATACGTGGTGATTCCTACTAACTTCACCATCTTATCAACATAAACGTCCATTACATCTATTCTTTCTCTTTGACGAGCATCGGCAATAAAATCGCGTAACTGGAGGATAGCTCTCTCAGCGTTTATTAAATATTCACAGGCAGTTGTCACCACAGAAATTGCACCCCCCACCATCGAATAAGATTCTGAAGAGAAATATATATTCCTATCATTTCCATTTTTCAGGGATAGTTTAATCTCTACTGGAGATGCTGATTTCCTCGAACTGTTTTTAAATTTAACTTGCACAACAAAGTCATCAAAAGAAACATTTTTGAGGGAAATAAATTTAGGTGAAAAATGATCTATCATGGCGGTGTAAAGAGCATCGACAAGGCCGGCTCCATGGCCTACAATAAAAATATCCTCCCAGTCATTAGAAAAAAAAATATTACATTCAATTTCCGTTTTCAAACCTTCTCTCAAAATAAAATCTTTCACCGACAATTCAACATATTTTTCTTTTAATATTTCTTTAACAATCAACTGGCACTTCTTTTGCAGAAGTTCCTCGGGGTATGAAGTCAACATCTGTTATAACTAGCTTCGAGGTGCGGCGAAACAAATACATCTTGCGAGATATATAAAAAATAATTGAAGCTAGGGTGATTCCAGAAATAACATCAATCAAATAATGTTGTTTGAGCATTAAAGTAGAAGCGGCGATTAAAGCTGCCCAGCCTAGATAGGCTAATCTAAGACTTAAATATTGTTTACCTCTTTTGGACAGTCCCACAAAATATGCTAGCAACCATGAAAATGTAACATGCCCAGAGGGAAAAGTATTGTTCGCTCCGTCAATTCCTCTCGTAAGCTCAACCAACAGACCAGAAATAGTGTTGGTATCAACGTAAGCCGCACGTGGATAGTAGGAAGGTATGAGAACATAAAATATACAAAGCACCACTCCCGCAGCCAAATTGCCATACGTCATTAAAGAAAATAGCTTTTTGTCGTGAAACAGCATAAAACAGCTAGCAGCCGTCACCGGAATTAGTGTATGATATATCCACACAAACTCAGGAACAAAAGGAATTTGAGTATCGACCCCCATTAATAAATCATATTCGTGTGCAATGATTCCGGTTTGAAATAAGAAGTAGATGATAGAATAAGGTACAAAGGCTAAGATAAGATATTTAGCTTTCACACCCAACGACATACATACCTCCCTGTATACAAACCACTCCCCCAAAGATTTTGGAAGGGACTTCCAAAACATCGAAAAGTGTGAAAAACAATTCACACCCCTTATTCATACATATGCATAAATTTACAAAAAAGAAAAAAATATTATTTATTTTAAAACTTTTTCTTTAGCTGTCGAAAAAAGATCTTTTAAAAATGATCTTTTTAATCTTAACAGCCTATCAAATTTCACCTTCTGTCTGGCATCTGTATAGAGCGCAGTAGGCTTACTAATCTGGCCATCTACTAGCTGTTCGCTGAAATCATAAAATTTTGATTTAGCGGAAGACTTGGAAGCTGCCCGTGGCGACCCAACAAAAAAAATAAGAAATGCAAAGGCTATTATTAAAATAAAAATATAAAAGCCCAATAACATTAAAAATGATTTATTTTGTTTTATACCACTGACCCTCCCAACAAATTACTTGACTGCTAACCACTTTAACAGGCCATTCAACAATTATCCCGTTAATATTGGGGAATTCATTTGCATAATAACTACGCAACCAAAAAACAGCCTCCCTCCCCTCTTGTAAATGTCCCTGATTGGTGCGCCAATAAAAATTCCCACAAAAATAAAGAACGACGCCTATAAAAAAGGCCGGTTGAATAAACAAAAAAATTGCATGTGCCCATATCAACATGGATGGGGCAAATATTTCTTTTTTGGAGTGCTGCGCCTCTCTTTGGTGAGCCTCATAAGCACGGGTCCACGCGAACGCATAAACAAATGCTAGCGCGATCCACACCCCGATATACATAAATTTAATCATACTTTAAATAGACCTCAGTGCAGCGAAATAGAACAATTATTCTCAGTAACGATCTCTTTAGAAAGGACTAACGCTTGCATAAAGAGGGAAAATTGAAAAGCTAAGCCCTCTGAAACAATAAAACTTTCTGTTGCTGCATCATAATTTTCGTCATCAGCCATTTTGTGAATTATATCTTCCAAACAATAGAGGATGCTGTAATATTCACATAGTTTGCTTTTATTATATAATGAAAGAGAGTCATTGCTTGTAAATAAAAGATCATCAAGAATTGCTCTGTCGCTCTCTATCTTTTGCACATATGTGAGCCATCTGTGTTCTTCCAGAGTAAATACTACATTGTTTTCTTTGTTGGACGACATGAGCAGCCTTATTCCTTAACTCCCCCTAGTTTGTCGGTAAAATAAATTTTTAATTCTGTATAGCCTCCAATTAACAGCGCTGGGCCTTCCCCTGCGCCCGGACTACGCAGAACTATGGGAACTGTGGGGTGGTCCCATTTTTCTTTTACAGATTCTAACTCATCCAAATTGTTATCCATAATATAAGTCGTATGATTTATTTTGTGCTTCAAAAGTTCATGTTGTGCCTTAATGCAGGATGGACACTCCGATTTAATATACATAGTAATATGTTTATCCATGTAGCAACTCTTTTTGGGGGCTTTTGAGCTTAGACTCAATTAAAGCTGGGGCTCCCACCACAACTATTTCCAGCCCAGTAAATCCCTTATCTAACGTCAACCTTGTGAAAAGGTGACTATCATCTAACTCGGGAGGAAGCCTCCCTTCCTCAAGTTTTTGTCGGAACCTCATGTCTTCCCTTAATGACACAACGTGCTTTGGGCTCACATATACCTCTCTTAATATATGTCCTTTAGACGTTTCATGAATTTCTATTAATTTAATCAAAATATCCCCTATATTGTGTTTATATCGTTCTCATCTACATACCACTCATCACCGTCATATAAAACCTTTAAATATTTTTTATATGCTGTCTTAGTTTCAGTCAACAAAAGATTGGTCGGGGTTTTAAGTCTGTAAACTTTTGTTGGAGTTTCTGAATAGATATGTGGATAGTCTGTATATTCTTCATCATAAAACTTCAGTAATCTAACTTCAGAAGGCGCATAGACTAAATCACCCACCTTCAACATTAATATTCTCTTCTTTGGTCGTCGCAGCCATTTCCCTCAACTGCAAAGTTGCTTGTTGGTAGCCATTAAGAATATTTCGACAATCAAAAAGCGCATGATCTACATTCGTAATATTCTGCCGGCACCCTTCAAGCAATTGCACCGCTTTACTTTCTTGTTCTTTATTAATGCTTTCCTGAATTGCTGGAAAGAGTTCATTAATTTGCTCTATGTCATCTTCCACTTTTAAAAGCAACTCTTGAACTAGCTGCCTTATTTCAGCCAGTTGGACTGAATAGGTTACGTTAACTCGCATAAAAACTCCTTCTTTTGATAAGTATAGCATATAAAAAATATTTGTCAAGAAAAAATTAAAATAAAGTTTTATATACTGTAGCCACGGTCAGGCCAACGATCGCCGTAATTATAATCCATATGAGGCGCGAAGACGTTGCTTGCCACCCCTCCAGTTCACGCAGGCGAGCGTAAAGACCTTCATCTGGGTGGTAAACCGCTTCTTTGATTTTAGCAATATCTTGTGCCATCTCATCTTGTTTTTCATTTACTACTTCTAATTTTTGCATAATTTGATCAAATTTTCCATTCATCTCGGCATGAACAACAGCATCCGCAGACATTGGTACTTCCCCCCCCTCTGTGCAATATTAACTAGTCTAGACTCTCGATAATAGCATAGTTGGTTGTAATTAAAATTGAAGCCACAGAAACTGCATTCTGAATGGCACAACGAGTTACCTTGGCTGGATCTATGATTCCCTTTTCAAGCAAATTAGTTAATTTGCCGGTATTAAAATCAATACCTTTATCGCCTTTTGCTTTTTCTACTAATGATATTAATATGTCAGGAGAATATCCGGCGTTTAAAGCCATCTGTTTTAAAGGCTCCTTGATCGCTTCACAGATAATTTTAGCTCCTAATTTTTGATCGGAGCTTTTTGTATCAATTTTTAATTTTTTTGCAGCGCGAATTAGGGCGACGCCGCCACCAGGAACAATTCCTTCTAATTGTGCAGCATTAACCGCCTCTAAAGCATCTTCAATTCTATGCTTCTTTTCAACCATTTCGACGTCGCTAGCGGCACCCACTCTAATTACAGCAATTCCACTGGCTAACCTCGTAATTCTTTCTTGAATTTTTTCGGCTTCCTGCATACTGGGGGCCTCTTTTATCTCTGCCTTTAGCAAGTCAATTCTTTTTTCCACATCGTCTGAATCTCCTTTGCCTCCAACAATGGTCGTCAGAGACTTTGAGCTTTCAATAGTTTTTGCTTTGCCAAAGTGGGTCAATTTTACGTCTCTCAATCTCAAATTGTTTTGACGTGTAATAAAAGCTGCCCCCACCGAAAGGGCCAAATCCTTGAGAATGTTACGTCGCTCTTCTCCATAGCCGGGCGCCCTGATTCCCACCACTCGCATTGTTCCTCGCAGAGCATTCATAATAAGCGCGGCTAGAGCTTGTCCTTCAATATTCTCAGCTATAATAATAAAGGGGCGTGCCTCTCTAGCGGCAATTTCCAAAGCAGGCATTAAATCATCTACAGAATCAATTTTTTCATCAGTAACCAAAATAATGGGCTCATCATATTTTACAACCCCTCTTTTTTCATCAGTAACAAAAGCACTAGCTAAATATCCTGAATTAAATCTAAATCCTTCTACCAATTCTAAGCTAGTTTCGATGGATCGTGCTTCTTCGATCGTAATCGCGCCGTCTTTCCCGGCCAAATCAACGCCCTTCGCAATTAATTTACCTATCTTCTCATCATTATTGGCTGAGATTGTTGCAATGTGTGTTATCTCCTCTATGGACCTAATCGGCGTGGCCATGTCCTTGATATTATTAACAATTTTTTCAACCGCCTTATCCATTCCACGTTTAAGTTCGATTGGGGCAGAGCCGGCCATTAAATACTTCTGAGCTTGGGCGAGAATTGCCCTAGCTAAGACTGTGGAAGTGGTAGTTCCATCCCCCGCTTCTGAATTGGTTTTAGATGCAGCCTGTTTAATAATTTGAGCGCCGGCATTTTCAAAAGGATCTTTAAGTTGTACAAATCTTGCAACAGTTACACCATCTTTTGTGATAACGGGCATTTGCTCCGGGTGGTGAAGAATAACATTTCTCCCACGGGGGCCTAAAGTCGAAGCAACATTATCGGCTAAGATGTTGGCTCCATTTAATATTTTCTGGTGGAGATTTGTACCAGACTCATATTTGCGTGACATTGGTCCTCCGATTATTTTGCAGCATGTCTAAACTATAATGCATTATACCCCAAAAGTCAAGCTATTTTTCAGATTTTATTTCTGTTGTTTTACCTTCAATGCTATTCGCTTTTTTAATGGCATTATCAGCGGAGTCGGTGTCCGTTAAACCGCCGGCAAAGAAGGTATTTAGGCTGTCAGATAAGGTTTCCAAATCACTAAAAATACTAAATATATCAGTATTTAAAGCTGCGATACAAGAATCTAACATAACTTGAAGATGCTCGGTTCCAATTTTTATTTTACCTGTTGGAAAGGGTCCCCCTTGTGCCTGCGCTAGCTCAATAATTTCAGTTTTGTTAAGAGCGAATTGAAGATCATTTAAATAACCATTAGTTTTTAATAATGCTCGTTTTTTACCTTCCTCATCCAACTCTCTGTAAATATCAGCGGATTTATAGGCAGCTTCTTTAATGTTATTTATCTTTTGTTTTTGAGTTTCTGTTGTGTCTGCTTTCCCCGGGAGGGTATATATCCCAAAGGAGGGCACAATCTCTGCCACCTGGCCTCGGCGCGTTGAACGCTGCCCGTGGATATCTTGCAGTATAGAATAAAGAGAATTATAGACAGCCGCCACAATAGGTTGAAGATTCTCAACGTCGAGAAGCGAAGGCATAGACCTCAACTCTTGTTCCATTGCTGTTTTTTTGTCGGAACGGCGCATCGGGGTAGCATAGGGGCGAATTGTACCACTTCCGGTTGCAATATCCAACATTTCATCCGTGCCATACACAAAATGAGGATTACTGGTTATCTCATCCGCCAATTCTTGGCTCTTCAAATTCTGTGCTAGGTTCTGCTTAAAAAGCGTCTGTATTTTATCAAAGTCGACGCGTATCTTTTCAGGCACTTCCACATCTACTATCTCGCCTTCCTCCCCAGTTGGAAGGATAATACACCGAGCCGAAAATGCTTTCGAATCTTTTAAAATATCCATTACATTATCAAGTGTAAAATCAAATTGGTAAAATGTTAAAGTGCCAGCTAATTTTTCTCTGTTGCCGCGAATATCTTTAGTAACGACCAAATACGTCATCTTGCCGTTTTTAATCAAATCCCCCACCAAAGCATCAAAGCTGCCCCCTACTTCAACTGTTTTCTCTGCATACAATTTCAAACTGATTTTCTCGCCGTCAGCATCAGTGAAGTCGGCAATCGTACTTGCGCCTGCTGCGGGTATTTGTTGGCCCCCCAATAAGGTAGCCAAAAAGGATTCAAAGCTAAAGCCAGCAGAAGAGGCATTGAAATTTGAAATAATTTTAGTCAATGTTTTATAAAAAACAAGAAAAGAAATTACAGTTTTAATTTTGGAGCCGGCGCTTTTGTCCGAGCCTTGTAGCGACTTCACAAACTGTGCAGGGTTATCCGCCAAACCAGAAAGTTGTGATAATTTTTCGGGAAGTGTCGCAATCCCGCCTGGGCCGCCAATATTATCCAAATAGGCTTGCAAAATCTCACGCTCGGTGCGACCCACTGCTGCCCCTTGCTGATCGGGAGTCCGTATATCAGACCAACCAAGCTCTGACACTTCAATATCTGGGATCATAGACACAGTAAAAGTAGTTTTTTTTGCTTCGGGAGCACTGCGTTCAAGAAGGGGAGGTTGTTCCAAAGCCTCTTCAATTAATTGAAACAGGTCACGGAAATTAAAACTTAATCCCGTAGTACCAGAATAACCATCAACCATTTTATTAATATCAACCATAATTATTTCTTTTTTTGATTTGCAAACGTCCAGTAGAGGCCGGCGCCTTGGGAAGTACCCGAAACCCGAACAATCCATTTTGTGCCTGTACAGACACACTCAGCATGTGCCCCAATCCTAGTGGCCGAAGTGTTTTCAAGATAATCCCAATCAACGGCACCTTGAGAAAGAATACTATCAATTGCGGCGCAAGTTATTTTCATATCTTGAGCCGCAGCCTGAACAATCTCAACCCAGACCCCTTGTAGTGAAGTCGTGGGGGCAGGTAGAGTGAATACCACAGTGCCGGAAGCTCCTTCTGTCGTAAATATTTTCCCGCTATCGGCTAGCGTGATTGTATAATCGCTGGTCTTTGCTTCTATTATTCTCTTATAATTTTGAAAGGTTGAACCGCCCCAAGACATGTCTCTTTTAAGTTGCTCCAAAAGCGCTTGTGTCCTTGCCAATCCTATTCTTTTTGCCATCTTTTTATTTCTCCCCTTATACATTAAATAAAAACTAGATTCGTTATCTAATATAATTAGATATTAAAGTTTTGTAAACAACCAATAACCAACAGAAACTGCTGCTACTCGAACAATCCATTTTGTGCCTGTACAGACACACTCAGCATGTGCCCCAGTCAAAACAGAAGATACATTTTCAAGATAATCCCAATCAACGGCACCTTGAGAAATTATACTGCCTGCGGTGGCGCATGTTATCCTCATACCCTCTTCTGCCCCTTGCACAATTTCAACCCAAACCCCTTGTAGTGAAGGGGTTGCCGCTGGGAGGGTAAATATAACTGTGTCCGCTGCACCTACAGTCGTAAGTATTTTCCCGCTATCGGCCGCTGTGATTGTATAATCACTGGTCTTTGCTTCTATTGTTTTCTTATAATTTTGAAAGGTTGAACCGCCCCAAGACATGTCTCTTTTAAGTTGCTCCAAAAGCACTTGTGTCCTTGCCAATCCTATTCTTTTTGCCATCTTTTTACCTCTATACCAAAATAATAATAACAAAACTAAACTTATTGTTATACTAGTATATAGTAGGAGTGCCACGTTAACGATGGCCATTTTCCTGCAATTCTTTCAATACCTTATCCCAGTCAAGATTGGCAGTATCAATTTTGCCTCTCGTCACATGAAAATGATTCGCAATTCCAGAAAATTTGCCAGAGCGAACACTTTTGCTGACGCGACGCAGGACGTCGCCGTCTTCATTCATCGGCATCTCAAGGGGAATATTATAAAAATCACAAAGGGTTTTTACTAGAGTCTTATACGCTTCAATTTGTATCGGATAGAAGCCCAAACAATCCCTCAATTTCACGCCGTGAACCTTGACATCCTCAAGGACTGGCCTACTACCAAATCCCTTGCGTTTGTACCAACTCTGATATTTGGTGTAATATACATTTGATATATCAACACCAATTGAAGCCCGATTCACAGCCCTCTTACCAGCATGCCAAGCGCTGTTTTGAGGATCTACCATCTGACAAATCGTGCCATCATTATCAATAACAAAGTGACTGGATATGCCTTTCTTTTCCAAAACACGCTTGCAAGATGCGGCCGACAGACAAACATCAAAATGGGTAATAATCATTTTGATGTCTCTCTTCTTGGGTTTATATTTTTTATAACAGTTGGAAGGGAGCGCATAGTTATCAACCTCATATATATTATTTACTTTATCCCATTGGATGGGCACCTTGCGGTCACCGCAAATAATATATTTACATTCGTCTTCTGAAGGCATATTATTTTGAGAGGCTTCCCGTGCGGCTAATATGAGCCGATAAGTGATTGGGCCACACAACCCATCTTGGGCCTGACTGTGGTTCAGTTGAAAGTTTTTTATATTTTCAGTCAGTTCATCATTAAAACCATCGGCTTCAAACCAGCGAGGGTACCACCCGTACTTTTTTGCCGACCGCTTATTATAAAGATTTTGTCTCCAACCCATAATAATTCCCCTTTTAAACAATAATATCTGCTATGCCGTATTCTACCGCTTCTTTTGCTGTAAGGTAAACGTTTACCTTCCTGTCCAAAAGCTTTTTAAGATGTTTCTTGCTCAGATCTGATTCCTCTACCAAGGCATTAATATGCTGTTCTTGCAGCCATTTAGTTTCTTCAAACTCATTTTCAAGATTATGGATTGCTCCGAATTGATCGGCTCGAACACTATGTATCATCACTCGACAATTTTTGCCAATTTTACGTGAACCTTTAGTACCTGCCGCCAATAGCAAAACGCCGGCAGACATAACCTTCCCCAAACCATAAGTTATTATCTCACACTCCTCTCTCACGCTTCGCATTGCGTCATAAACCGCAAACATGCCCCTTGCACAACCGCCCCACGTTGAAATATTAAATTCAATGGGTTTATAAATAACCTCTTTTATAGGGGATCCTACATCTTCTGGGTCTTCATGAATATTTTCTGCCCCACATTGATACAAAGCAAAAAAACCCTGAACTAAGTCAGTTACCTTTTCTTCGTTTAAGTCTCCGAACAAGCCAAGCATCCTTAATTTTGGAGGCTCCTCTTTGAGAGAGTTTAACAAAATGATCGGAGATCTCTCTGGTTCCACTGAAGAGTCGGTTTGGGGCGCCTCTTTCTCTTCTGGAGCTTCTTTCTCTTCTGTCAGGCGTTTCATATAATTCCTCTGTTAAGATCATAATTCTTCAAACAATGGCTCACTGTCAGCACTCGTTGTTGATACTATTTCTATTCTGCCGTCAGCCCATTTTAGTTCCAGTTGATTTTGTAAAAACAATCTCACCGTTTTCATTATATACTCTATTTCTTTTTGTTTTAAGGTTGAAGATTCTGTTTTAACCCAATTAATAATTGAATTTGCCACAAAAACTCGCGGCGCCGTATAAATATTGTCCTGCTGAGTTAAGGCGCCCTCTTTTATAAACCATTCTAGTGCTTTGTTACCTGTTTTAAAGTCTGTCACTCTTCTGGTCCTTATAAAATTTGTTCATAAGATTCATTCCCTCGTTCCAAGTAGAAAACGAGGGCTTGATATAACGTGGTGTTGATGTACGCATATTATAAATGCAAGAAACTTTCCACGCATCGAAGAATTCATCATCAAGCACACGATTCTTTTCTATTTGCTCGGGATCGACACCGGAGTCTTTCATTGTTTTATATCGAAGGGCCTTGATAAACGAAATGTCTTCCGTCAAGGATGCCAAAATAACTAAAATGTTAATTTCAATATGTTTAAACACAACGGCAGCTTGCCCCAAGGCAAACAACTTTGAAAGAAATTTATAAGTGATGGCGCCGGCAACGAACCATATCAACTCATACATTTATATTAGCGTAGCTTCTTGGAAACACGACTGGCTAGCCTTCGGGCCAACTTTTCAGCTACGGCATCTGCACGTTTTTCTTTAAGTAGTCGTGAAGAAACACGTTTATATACCTTCTCCATCAAGACGTCTTCATCGATATAGGTAATCTCTTGGAGGGCTTCTAAAGCCGCCTCCTCATCTTCCTCTTTGGCTTCAACTTCTTCGTCTCCAGGCCCAAGCTCCCCTTCCAGGTCATCTTCTTCAACTTCCATTTCACCGACTTCTACTTCTTCAGGCTCTTCACCTTCTTCGACTTCAATGTCGACGCCATGCTTTTCAGCAACGCGCGCAACTGCATCTAAAGTATCTCGTGCAAACGCTTCAATAGAGCCTTCGTCTTCCGGCTCTTCTTCAACTTCTTCTTCTGCTTCTAGTTCAACGCCTTCTGGCTCACCAGGCAACTCTTCTTCGACTTCGACTTCAGCCTCAAGTTCATCTTCGGGAGCCTCAGTAAGCTCCTCATAATTCTCTTGTAAAAAGCCACTTCCGATAGCCTGTGTACCGGCCAGTTTCATAAAGCGCCGAACTGTGTTTTCTTTTAGTAAGTTCTTTTTGTTGCTCATTGGAAAAATCTCCTTGTTATGATCCGTGTGCCAGCACCTCTGGCGTTTCCTTTAATAAATAGTTACAATACCTTTAAACGTCTGTTTTTTTGCAATTTTTGTATGGCTCGGTCCTGTAACTGTTTTACACGCACAATACTTAAATTTAATCTCTTTGCTGTTTCTTCTAATGTTAAGTCACCGTGTTTCTGTACCGATAGGAGGGAACAATTCATATCCACTTCATAATCTATCCACACTCGACACTCTTTTTGTTTACATTTTATATTATTTTTAACACATTTTTCTAAACACTTTCTCATAACTCTGAATTCTCCTTTTCTATTATATCAAATATATTTTCAATTTCATCTTTATTCAAACCAAATTGATTAATAATTTCTTTTTGTTTTTGACGTGACTTCAAAGATTTGTTTCTGATATTCTGAGAGATTTTCTTTTTTTCTTTTAGTTTCTCCACAAACTCCGTTAGGTATTCGTCTCTTTCAACATAGGCTTTTACTACTTCATTAAAAAATTCTTTAATTTTTATGTTATCGTGGTGTAACCTTATTTTAAGATCAGCGTGTAATTTTACCACACTATCAAAACAAATTTGTTTTTTATCGTAACCATATTCAGACATCTTATTTTCTCATAATATGAGTAGAGCTTTCTACTTGGCCAGCGGCGGTTTGCCGAATAAACTTAGCTTTAATTTGTAGATCTTTCAAAGATCGCACACCAGAATAGCTAAATCCACTCCTAATACCGCCCAAAAGATTATCCAATATAGAAGCAACCTTCCCTTTGTAGGTAACTGTAGTTGAAACTCCTTCCGGGGTGGAAGATTTCCCCCTCCAGTCTTCTTGTGCTTTTGTTGATGCCATTCCTCTGTAGATTTTATACTTCTTTCCTTTGTTTGATGTAAAAACATTTCCCGGTGTCTCCTTTGTCCCTGCGAATAAAGACCCAACCATAACAAAATCTGCACCTGCGGCCAGGGCCT